GACTCCTCAAAAACGCGAAGTGCGACCAGGATCGCGACAAGATGGCGGAGATTATAAAGAAACTCGACAAACAAATAGCGTATGAGAACGATCAAGCCAAAAATCCAGCATAAAATATGCCCGAAATGCATGACCTATTGCTATGCTTTTGGGTTCAATGGTGAGTTGGTTGGAGGGTGCGCATATATAAAAAGATGGCATCAAATAGTGATGGCAATGTCGATATTAGGGGGAGAATTAGTAAAAGAAAACCACAATGAACATACCCAACACAACTGAGGCACTGATGAAGCTTGCTCACGAAGACCCCCGCACCATTATAGAGTCGGGGTTTTGGGTTATCGACAAGAAAAAGAACATTGTGCCGTTCGTTTTCAATGATCTACAGCTAATGATGTACAACGAGCGCACAATACGCGACGATATCCTCAAGCCTGGGCAGATCGGATTCAGCACGATGATCCTCGCTATCCTGACGGTGAAGTTTTTGCTCGTTCCGAATGCGTGGTGCGTGTGTATATCTCACGAAGCTGAAGCCACCAAGCGTTTGTTTGAGAAGGTGGACTTTTTTCTGAGTAATCTCCCGCCATGGCTCAAACCGTTCTACGAGGCCAAGGTGGATACCAAGAAGAACCTGGTCAATGGCGTCATGAATAGCCGATTCTACATCGGTACGGCGGGCGCTGTGGCGTTTGGACGAGGGGATACCATCCACTATGCACATCTCTCCGAAGTATCGCGCTGGCGCGATTCTGGAGCGGTTGCGACGGGTATCATCCGCGCCGTCCCCGTAGGCGACCCAAATACGTGGATCGTGAAGGAAACCACAGCCAATGGCGTCGGGACATACCACCACGAGGAGTACCAGCGCGCCAAGAGGCGTGAAGGAGAGTTTACGTCGCATTTCTTTCCGTGGTATCTCCATGGTGAGTACACCATCAACGATATCGTACTCATCGACAAGACCGAGGATGAAATCATTCTACAAAGGCAACATCCCGAGATTACCGACGGAAGACTGGCGTGGCGCCGAAAGATGGTTGGAAGCCTCAACTCAGAGAGCGGTTGGACACCTGAAGATATGTTTAAGCAGGAGTTTCCGTGTGACGATGTGGAGGCATTTCTCTTTACGGGTAATCCTGTCTTCCCTGTGGCACAGATGCAGAATTACAAAGTGAACACTCGAAAGCCGATATTTGTAGGAAATCTCGAGGGGGTATCACCGCACGAGCGGCTAGACGAGACCGAAAAAGGATACCTGAAGCTGTGGGATATGCCAACGCTTGGATCGCATTACATTATCGCGGCCGATACAGCACAATTCACGGACTATTGCTCTGCGCATATCATCGACCGAAAAACCTGGAAAATCATCGGTACATTCCACGCGCAGATAAAGGCAAACCATTTCGGAGCGCATCTTAACAGAATCGGCCACTTTTTCAATAAGGCGCTCATAGTAGTGGAGGATAACAATATGGGTCAATCCACCATTGACCGACTCGTAGAGCTCGACTACCCAAGCCTGTACTACCGACAACGATTCAACAAAGAGACTAAGCAAACCACATCCGAGATAGGATTCCACACTGATGCGAAAACGAAGCCGCTATTCATCGGATACCTCCAGGATATCGTAAGAACAGAACAGGCAGACATCCCTGAAAAGGAGACAGTCGACGAGATGATGACATTTGTTCGCAATGACGATGGATCAATGGGGGCATCGAAAGGCAATCACGATGACCGAGTAATGTCTCTGGCCATAGCCTACTACGTGATGAAAATGAACCCCGTGGTCGAATCCTCAAGCAAAATGCAGGTGAAGGTACGTCCAGCCAAGAAATTCCGAGAGTTTCGTAGTACAAAGAAAACGGGTATGAAACGACGAATAAGATAGCCCAGTACAAGCTATTGTATAAAAAGTCAAGAGTGGTACAATAGAAGTATCAAAGAGAACACTAAAAACTTGCGTAAAAGTTTAATCTGAAAACAATGGCAAGAAATCCTGTCTACAATGACGAAGTGGCGCAACTCGCCAAGAAACGGTACAACTCCTCGAAGGAGTATTGCAAACCGTACTTTGACCGTTTCTTGGATAATTATAAGCACTACTTCATCCGAACCATTGAGGAAGCAATTGAGGGCGATAGCGAAGCGTATCCGTTCTATTCGACGATGATGCTTCCTATATCGTTTCAGATCGTGGAAACTATCCTTCCGCGCGTTTTCTCGAAGCTCCCGACCTTTTCTATTACGACCGACCAAAAGAACGATGAAAACGATGAGCTGGCACTGCGCGAGCTTATTAAGTATCAAATGCAGCACCCATACCTCATCGATGATCCTATTTTCGCGCGCATCGTAAACTTCCTCAAAGAGCTTTTCATTACAGGAAACTCCTGGGGTGAAGTGCCGTGGATGTATAAAGAGGCAAAAGTGAATGAATACCAGCCATACAGCCTTCAGATGGGCATAGAGACACCGAGCTGGGATAATCTCGGAATAATCGATAGCTACGGCGTACAACCCGACTGGGCGTTGGTGCAGACGGACAAGAAACTCATCGATGCTCCTGTTTTCCATAACCGATCAATTTTCCACGTCTTCCCCGATCCGAAGCGTAAGCGTGTATCCGATCTGCGATGGGTCATTATTGAGGACTTTATGAGTCTCGAGGAGATCCTTGATATGGTGAAAATATCACCAAAGAAGTACAAAAATATCGAAGAGCTCAAGAAAATGAAAGCTATGACTGAAGGTCAGAAGCGTTCAGATACGAACTACGACCAGGAAATCGCGAGTATTTTCGGAGCATCGGATTTTACCGATAAGGAGAACGGTGACCAGTTGTACAAGGTGTGGTACATAAAAGAGCCATACAAACTGCAAATCGTCATCAATGAGAAACTGACCATCCGAGACAGCGATAACCCGAACGGAGACGGAAAGATCGGAATGTTCTTGTGTAAGGATATCTCCGTGCCAAACCAGCTGTACGCGTGGGGAGAAATTGACCCGATTAAGAAGATCGAGGACTCGATGACCGACCAGGCTAACATGCGCAATGATTCCGTGTTCTACGATCTGCTCCGAATGTGGAAGCTTGACCCGACTACTCTAATTGACGGAGAGCAATTCTATCCCGAACCTGGAGCTATTGTGCAGATGAGCGATATGACTGGTCTTGAGACCATCGAAACTGGCAATACAAATGCCAGCGCGTACCGAGAGTATGAAGAGTGGGATAAGATCGTGCAGGCTACGACAGGCGTTACCGATTATGCAACAGGACAGAACACTCCTGGTATGACGGACACAGCAAGCGGTATTGAAGCACTGCAGAGCGCAGCAAACGCACGATTTATGATGAAACTGCAGATGTTTGAGCAGATGGGACTGAAGGCGATGGGTACGATGTATGTCCAACGAAACCTGATGTTCTTTGACGAACCACAAGCTGTGAACTCAAGTGAGCTCGGAAAGATGATCATCACGCCAGATCAAATACGACGTATCCGCGGAAACGTGAACTTCATCGTTGAGACAGGAAGTACCGAGAACATCAACCAGCAGAAAGAGCTCAACAAGTGGAAGGTTATCAATGATTTCATCGCGGAAAACAAGCCGCCATTCGATAATCTCACCCAAGAAGCCCTCGACTACGTAGCGAAGAGATTTCTCTACGCTATGGGAGAACAGGATCCTGATAAGATAATAATTCGAAAACCGCTTCCAACGACTCCTATGGGCGACACGAACGCTTTGGGAGGCGCGATGCCTGCAGACCTGGCTGGAGCCATGCAACAGGCTGGGATAGCACCAAACGCAAATGCTCAACCAAACACGGACGCTAATGCAGCGCCTATTGACCAAAACCAAGCAGACACCCAAACAGCTTGATGACGCGATTCAACTCGGAAAAGATCTTGAGGATATGATGAAACATAAGGGATGGAAACATATCGAGGCGTTTATGGCGCAGGCGCGCATAGGGACACATACGATGATGGAGAAGGAAGTCCAAGCTGTGAATAGTTTCACAGCAGTGTCTCTCATTGGGGCATACGCTAAATACCTGATGCTTCTTTTTGAGAACCGAGCTTACAATAAGATCAAAACATATGTTTCAGTATCCATCGCAAACGCAAGAAAGTATGAATCAGACCGATCCCGACGCGATAAAGCCAAGGAATCAGCAAAGTGATGAGAAGCCTGACATTTGGGAGGCTCTTAAGGAACGAAAGAAGCGAGGTTTATGGTCTGGAGAAATCACGACGCACGAAATAAAGGAGTATAACCTGAGCACAGGAAAACATTATTTTGTGATGGAAGACATCAGAAAAAGATCGATAGTATGCACGTCTTGCCCAGTGAAACACGGAGGATTTCTGGAGGCAAAAATGCTGACAAGGTATAAATTAGATGGTGGAGTCTTATATCTCGACGATAAGGCGATAAACACCACAGATTGACATACTTGACACTATATGTGGCAGTGTTACACTGAAAGAGTAATTAGCCTCCGCGAAAGTGGAGATACCTGATAAAAGAAAAAATATGAACGAAGAAATCGCATCATCCGTCAATCCAGCAACTGGTTTTGTGGATGTTGACAAAGACGTATTCGATGATCCAATCGAAGAAGGAGTCGAAGAAATTGCCCCACAGCAGACTGAGAGTGAGCCACAGCACCAAACGACCGTTCAACAAGAGAATGGAAGCCAGGAGCCAAATAACCCGCAAATCGTGCAGCCTGAGAAAGACCCTGCTCAACAGCAGCCTCAGCAGCAAGAAGAGAGGACATATGCTGGCAAATTCAAGTCCGTTGAAGACCTGCGTCACGCATTCGTGAATTTGGGAGGAAACCCGAACAAATTCAAGAGCGACGAGGCACTCGAGGAAGCGTACGAAGTCAGACAATCTGAATTTTCCCGTGTACGACAGGAAGCCGCAACGATAGCTCGCCTCGAGCAACCCATACAGAATCCAAACAACACCACACCGAATCAAACAGGCAACCCTTTGGAGAACCCAGAAGCCCTGCTTGACCAAGTAGAATGGGATAAGGTGGAGAATGCACGAGATTTGGGACGAGAACTGTTAAAGGTTGTCGCACCACTCATGCAACAACCGCAGATAGCTATGCCTTCGGAGTCGGAGCTCGTAGATCGCATTATGCCCGTCATGCAACAGCGTGAAGCGGCACAGCGTGAATTACAGGCAATTGAGACCGAAGTACCTCGCTTGAAGCTGGTTGAAGGTCAAGAAAATCCATTCCGAAATGCATTCGCGATGCATGTAAAGAATGAAAAACAGTCTGGTAGCTTCTCAGACCTCCGTACATCGATGAAGAACTTTCTCAGCTGGGCTGAGGATATATCAACGGCACGGGCAGCGGCAAAAGTAGCCAGCACTGAAGCTAAGGTTGATGCGGCTCCCACCGATAACCGAGGCGAAGGGCTGCCGAACGGCCAGGCGGACGAAGTTGACTCCATCATCGGAGCATTCAAGTCTCGTCAGGACAAGTTCAGCTTCTAAAGATACGAAAAAATTGCTTTTAATAAGCAATATCTCAAAATCCTATGATTTCGACAGTACGATCTACAGGGAATTTCACGTCGGGTCGCCGAGTAGTGGACATTTCCAAAAAAATCGATGTCTTGGAGCCTGATTCCGCTCCATTGACCTTGCTCACGAAGAAAATGAGCAAGCGGGTGGCCATCAACCCTGAATTCAAGTGGCAAGAAGAGGAATCTCTCGTGAAGACCGACCAGGTCAACGACGGAACTGGTATGCTCGTCGGAGATACTACCATGACCGTTGATAATGGTTCTCGTTTCCGCGCTGGAGACGTTGTGAAAATCACTCGAACTGGTGAGCAGGTGCTCGTTACCGCTGTTTCTACAAATGATCTGACGATTGTTCGTGGATGGGGCGCTACAGCCGCAGCTGCCGTCAATGACAATGATTATCTCTTGATCATTGGAAACGCCAACGAAGAACACGCTACAAAGCGATCTTCGAAAATCGGTGATGTCACGATCCGCACGAACTACACTCAGATTTTCCGCACACCATTCGGTATCTCCCGAACAGCGAAGAATTCCGAAGTGTATGGCAAGAACGACCTCGCTCACCAGCGCATGATGCAGTTGATTGAGCACCAAAAGGAAGTCGAGCGCGCATTTTGGTTCGGAGAGCCGAAGGAAGACCTCACAGGTACTTACCCTCGCCGCTCCACTGGTGGTGTAGACTACTGGATCAGCACAAATGCTACCGACGCAGGCGGATCTCTTACTGAGACCGAGTTCGAAGGATTCCTCCGAACTGGATTCCGTTACGGATCCAAGACAAAGTGGTTGTTCGCTGCTCCAATCATCGTTTCCGCGTTGAACTTCTGGGCGAAAGCCAAGTTGCAGACCCGTGTAGACGACAAGACATTTGGTATCAGCATTACCGAATGGCAGTGTCCTTTCGGAAAGGTCAACATCGTCAATATGAACCTCTTCGCTGAGGATACATTGTACGCTGGATATGGCTATCTGATCGACATGGAGTGCTTGGCATACCGCTACATTGAAGATTCTGATACGAAGCTCAAGACGAACATCCAAGACCCATCAGCCGATGGAGAAGAGGATGAATACTTGACAGAGTGCGGACTCGAATTCTCTCAGGAGAAGAAGTGTGCGGTTTTGTACAACGTCACCTCATTCGCCTAGTCCTAATTGAGGGAGCTTTGCCTCGGTAAGGCTCCCTCGTTGGAGTTTAATTCACTGTTACCATATTTATGGCTAAGGTAAAAACAGAAGAAGAAAAAGCGGCAGCTGCAGAAGCTAAGGCTTTAAAAGCAGCTGAGAAGAAAGCTGCTAAGCAAGCTAAATCTGTCGAAATCCCCCTATCAGAGGCTGGTGTGATGGAGTTTAGCGAAGGTGCTCACCCACGTACCATTCGAGCATCAAAACTCGCTGAAGAGGTTGTGGAAGAGTAGAAAGCGGTATAAGAAATCAGTAAAAATTGTAATCATATGAAAGTAGAATTCAAATCACTCAGGTATAAGAATCTTCGAGTCGTTCTCGATCCAAAAACGAAGCATCTCGAAGGAGGTCAGCTCGTTTCTGGTAGCTTATATAAAAAGTTCCCGAACGGATTCACAGCTGAATTCACGAACGGTCTCTGCATTGTTGCTGATAAAGATGTAGCTGAAGCACTCGAAAAACACCCTGATTATGGAGTGCAATTCTTCCGTCTCGATGATACGCGTAAAGTTGTGCTATCTGACGAGGCAATGCGAAAACAAAACGAGAAGAAGGAGATTTCTGAAGATGTATCAAGCACCTGTACGGTGTGTGGTAAAAAATGCGCGAATTCAAGCGGACTCTCGCTCCATATGAGGGTACACGAAAATCAGTAGGGTATCGATTCCCTAACAACACCCCCTGTTTTTGGAAACGAAAAAGGACACGGTCGTTGCGCGTGAGCGTGATACCGTGTCCTTTTGTAAGGAAATCTAGTTAAGATGTATGACTGATATGGTAACAGAGTGGTATTCGAACTCGCCAGGACAGAGGCGGCCGTAATCGCGGGAATCATACGAGAACTCGTCACTGTTATCCCCCTGGACGAAGATGCATCCGTTTGAATCGATATCAATGAGACGTTTCTCGAGAAGATTTCCTCCCGATGTATCGCATCGCTTAGTACGGCAGTAAAATAAGAAGATATCTCCCACTTTTGGTGACTTTATAGAGGAAGAGAAGACCCAATCACCATCCATGATGGTAGGCTCCATAGAGTGACCATAAGTTGGAGAAATATGGAAATATGTGAGAATAAGGCCGACAAAAAGAATCATGCCGAAAAGCAAGGCGGTGAGAATGGCGCAAATTTTGAGCAATGTTTTGAAGAATTTCATAGTGGTATTACATTATATAACTTAAATCATTTTAAAAGTCAAGTTTTATGGCACTGATCAAGAATGCAAGCAATATCCTCACAAAGGGTATTAACGAGGTTTACGGCGTAGCTGCTGATACTATTAAAGGAGGAGTTGGCGCTGGCGTCAAGAAGGCTGTAAAAGATACCGCTATTGGAGCATTAGTTCCTGGTGGCGTTCTCGGTAAGGCTAGTAACGACGGGGGAGGAAATTCAGGCGGAGGCAGTGTTGTCAACCCAAATCAGTACAGCCAACCAGCTGGTCCGAATAAGCCGACAAGCCTTGTAAAGACCACAGGAGGTGGCGGAGGTGGAAGCTCGAAATCAGGAGGAAGTTCTATTGATAATGCGGCCAATGATCAGCAGGACGCAGCTAAAGCTGCCGCTGAAGAGGCACGTCAAGCAGCTCGCGGAGCTTATCAGGCAAAGGTTGGTGCCGCTAATGCTGCGAAGGGAACAGCTGAAGCCAATTACAACTGGATCATCGACACGCTCGGATCCAATAAGAAAGACCTCCTTGATACCGTTGCTATGAACGAAACTCAGGGAGTGCAAGATTTCACTACGCAGGAATCAAAGACTCGCGAGAACTACGATTCGGCTAAGCGTGAGATTTTGACGACGTATCGAGACTTAGGGAAAGAGCAGGAAAAGATCTTGCGCGGTAGCGGAATGAGCGCCAGCTCGCGATCCACTGAAGCAAGTCTCCGACTCAACAATCTGCTTGGAAAAGATTTGTCGGGAGTATCGAAGAATGAGGCTGATTCATTGGCGCTTATCGGTACAGCACTGACAAACTTTAAGCAGAAGGTTCAGAACCAAAAGGATTCTATTGAGCGAGAAGTGTCAGGAAAACTTGACAAAGCTTCGATAGATTACCGAACGCAGCTCGACGCTATCAACCAAAATCTGATGCTTTCAGAGAACGAGAAGGCGGATGCATATGCTGCGGCCGAGACAAAACTCGCACAAGATACCGCTGCTATTTCATCCTGGGCTTCAGGATTGAAACTCCAAGCCGAACAAACCACTGCAGCGCTCAAGAATAACCTCGATGGATTCATTACGGACATGACCGACTCGAAGAAACTTCTTGGAGCTGATCTTGGAACCAAACAGGATGCTACCAATAAAGCTCTTTCAGACGCTGGATATACTCCTCTTCAGCAGAACGATGCCAATATCCAAAACAATGGCGTTGGCGTGTATCAGAAGGCATCGAAGAAATATGCGTCTGCAGACGAAATTGATAAGGCTGTGCAGAATGGAGAAATATCCACATCGGAAGCACAGTCAGCATTGGCCGCACTTCAGAGAGGTGGAGCATCTATCCTTCCAAACGTCGGAGGATCTTCGGCAATGGCGATGCTTCCAAAGAATAAGTCGCTCAACGATCCTCTCTTCCAAGCGCTTCTCGGGTAGTATAATTATCGGATTACAAAGTATATGGATTTCCTGAAGAACCTGTTGGGTATAGGCGATAACATCAAAAACTTTGTCAAAGACAAGGCAAGCAACGTGCTCAATCAAGCGCGTTCTCTTGGCAACCAGCAGGCCAACTTTATGGCCACTCACAATCCGATAAATACCATAGTAAGGCCTGTACAAAACGCTTTGACGCTTAATCAGGCACAGAAGGTAAAAAATCCCGTCCTTCGAACAGCCGCGGAGATTGGCCAGGGAATTGTCAATACACCAGCTAATATCCTGAAAGGATTTGGGGATACAGCAGAGCAAATACAACGATCAGACCTCCGAAAGCCATCTGACTGGCTCAAGATAGCTGGAAATGCAGGGACGATGGCGACAGATATGGCATCGCTCGTTTACGGTGGTGGAGCCGCTAAAAATGTAGCATCGCAGGCATTTAAGATGCCTGCAAAACAAACATTCTCTACGGTAGCAAAGCAAGGATTCATCCAAGGAGCAAAGCCAGGCGCCATATTTGGAGCTGGGTATGGAGCGTCGCAAGGACTCAAAGAAGGCGACAACGTCCATGATCAAATTCTTAATGCTCTCAAGGAAGGTTCGATTCAGACTGCGATAGGGCTCATTATGGGAGGCGGATTAGGGGCAGGAACAGCTTCTGTGGGTCTTTTGGCGAAGAAAGGTGTCCAGGAAGCTAAGCTCATCGGAAAAGACATTGAGAAGATACGAAATCCGTATAGTCAAAAAATCGTACCACAGACGACTCACACGATGGATGGCGCCATCACTACACCTCAGGCTCCAAACACCGTATCACGCGAAGCTACCACAGGTTTGGCGGGTCGTACGCCGAATGGAACTCCAGGATACAAATACCCAGGATACAAGGAGCCTGTGTTTATCGATACCGTCAAAGATACGTTTAAGCCCGAGTCGGCCACTTTCAAGTTTATGCAGCAGCCAAAGGCTGGGATGGGAATTGAGGATGTAACACGAGGAGGAACCGCCGTCACACCTAAATTGGCGCAAGAAATCGATAATTCAACCGTTGGAATGATCACCCAATACCAAGATATTCCAAACCTAAAATTCGATGGATCTCAAGAACTTCCCGAGAATATGGTAAATCACATATTCGACGATATTGGAGGTAAAGCAAAAATGTACAATGCTGGAGATAATGTTGCCGATCAACTTAAGCAACAGTTTGGTAGTAAAAAATATACTACTCTCGAGGCCATACGAGACGACGCGATGGCATTTTTATCAAAGCAATCTGATAATATTCCGCCTGCTAAAACACTCGAACAGATTCAAAAAGAAGCTATGGACTATTCAGTCCAAAAAGATGGACGGTGGGATATGGCTGATAATCCTTCAGATACCTTAGGAAGGAAGTATTACGATGAAAAATTGAACGAGCTTAAAGCTCAGAATGGTATCGATGGCGGAATAGCTACTGACAAAAAGCCATCCGATATGGCCAATATGGGCATCAATACGGATCATCTTAACGTTGGAGACGAAGCTAAGGCAAATATCGACCAAGCGATGACTGATCTTAAGCCGACGATTGAGCAGACTGTCGGAAAAGTAATGTCCAAGGAAGAAGTCCAACAAGCGGCCGAAGCAACGGCAAAAACCCTCCAAAAAACACTGACTCGGGAAGAAATCCTCGATATTGGGGCAAAAGCAATGAATTTGCGACAAGAGATAGCGACGCTATCAGAAAAAGGTGTTGTCACGCCTGAACTTATCGATGCACTTAAGCGTGATAAGGAGTTCTCTTCAGGAACAGCAAGACTCCTGCAGCAGAGAAGTATTGACGTAGATCCTGGAGAAAAAAACCCAATGCTTCAAATGATTCAAGCTGTTACCAATAAAGTTGGTAATATCGACGATGTACTCAAAGCGGCCGAAGGGGTGGATTTCAATGATGCAAATCAATCAGCCGTGTTCTATAGGCAATTTATAAAGCCAAAGGTTGGGGATTGGCTTGATTTGCTGCGGTATAATTCAATGCTTTCAAGTCCATTGACGCATATCGTCAACATTAGCTCAAACCTTGTGAACTCGGGAGCAGTGGCGCCGATTGAAAAAACGGCCGCTGGATCAATCGACTTTTTAAGATCGGCCATAACAGGAAAAGAACGACAGCAATTCGCTGGTGAAGGAGCTTCATTCCTAGTAGGATACGCGAAAAGCTTAGGGGAGGCGTCCCATAGGTTTGCCGATGTTATGACTGGAAAAAAGGCATCCACCAACCTTGACGTCCGAAATATACCACTCATCCCAGGATCAAAGACGGAGGCAACTCTTGCCTTCCCAATGAAACTCCTGGAGGGAATGGATCAATTCTTTACAGCACTCACTGAAGGAGGAGAGCGCTCGTCTCTTCAATACCGTCAAGGAAAAGGCGTCGCTGTTCCGAATATGGAGAAGCAAGTCCGCGATAAATCGGCATACAGGATATTCAGACAAGATCTTCATGCTGACGGACAAGGGACACTCCTCGACGCTATTGATACCGTGACAGGAATGGTCATGAAAGCTCGCAATAGTGAAAATCCTATTATCAGAAACATAGCAAAATGGACAATCCCGTTCATTAAGACACCAATGAACATCTTTAAGCAGGGAATCGAGTATTCTCCCGCTGGTTTCGCTACCGCTATAGGAGCAGAGAACAAAACCGAGCAGATTGCAAAAGCGGCCGTCGGTTCGGCAATATTTTCGGGAGCGGCGATGCTTCTTGAGAGTGGGCGTCTTACTTGGGGAGAGCCGATCAATGAAAAGGACAAGAATGCTTTCCGTGCAGCTGGAATGCAGCCATACTCAGTCAAATTGGGGGAAACGTGGTATTCATATCAGAAGCTTCCACCAGGACTCGCCTTCTCTATCGCTATGGTGGCCGCCATGGATGATACTCAGAAAAATGCAAAACTCGGAGATGATACCGTTGATCAAATACTGACCTCCATTGCTAAATACGGACAATTCCTATCCGACCAGTCCTATGCCAAGAGCATTGGAGATCTTCTCACTGCAGCAAAGGGCGGAGAATCAGGTATATCAAGATTGCTCTCAAATTATCCTCAGCAGGTAGTTCCTTTCCGCGCATTTGGTGGATGGTTGGCCAGGCTTACGGATGATGTCCAGCGGAAAGTAGATCCTGAAGGAAGTTTTATCGATAAGCAGGTGCAGCAACTGATGATGAATATCCCAGGTTTGTCTGACGATGTTCCAGCAAGAAAAGACAATTTTGGCAATGACATCGTCAATAATAACAATGTTGCAAACTCGTTTTCTCCAGTAAAAATGTCGGATGAAAACAAAACGGCCGCCGATTCTTACAATACGCAGATACTCGATAAACGCGAAGAAGCTCGCCGTAAAGAACTACGTGCCCAGGTAAAGGATGGGGGACGCCTTAAGGAACAAAACCCTGATATTTCTCAAGCGGCAAACGATTACATATACGCATACGAGCTTGAGAAGTATACGGGCGATAACAATGAGACGGGAATCAAAAAATACACGCTAGAAACCGAAAAAATGAATGTCGCGCGAAATATATTTGGCGGAGCGGACAAATACAAAGACCTGCCTGAAGACGTGAAGCCCGAAATCTATAAGGCTATGGGTCTTGACACTGCTGATGTTGAGTATGACTATGTGGCCAGCCAAGCTGATGCGTCCAAAGCAGCATTCGTTATTGAGGAACTCAAATCTGCAGAGCTCGACCATAATGGCGTGATACAGGCGCTTGTCAATGGAAGAAAAGAGAGTGTCAGCGGAAAAATGGTGGTATCGAACGGCGTCATCGATGAATTGTACAACCAGGATCTTATCACAAGCGCGGAAAAAACGGCACTGAAGAAGATTAAGATTGGATCGGATGGTCAGGTAGCTAAGTCTGCAACAGGAGGAGCGAAGAAGGGTGCAAAAGCAAGTGTCTCGTCTCTTGTGAGCGCTCTCAAGAAGTCTCCAGTCAGCGGCAAAGGGGGTAAAACTCGCGCCAGCGGGGTGAAAACACCATCTCAGGTAAAAGTACCCAACAATACCGTCAATCCAACGCTACAGACGAACGTAGCAGCTCCTGCGATACCGAAAATCGACCAACTCATCCAGGCAAACAAAGCCAAGTTCGCGATAAGCGCGAAATCAGACCGAAAACTGTCGTCTTTGGTTCGTGGTGGAGGCGGATCATCCAGTAAAGCCCCAGTGAAGCTTTCTCAAAGTTTCTACCGAGGCGGTAGGGCATAAACCAGCAATAAACCAACATTATGAGCGTAACACTCTCAATCGGACTCCAAGACCTCTCGAAGGAACTCGGGGAAACCACGGTCAATCAGACTACCAACCGAATAAACCACTACAATGACGCTGTTGTTGAGTTTTTCAATGACCGAAAATGGGCTTTTTCGACGAAAAAAGACACATCACTTGTAACTGTGGGCGGAACTGTTCGATATAGTCTCGACGGTATTACTGATATCCGAATGCCTGGAGGGATTAAGGAGATATTTATCGGAGATGATGATTCGCAGCCGTTTATTCCGATAGATTATGCAGCGCGCCACGATAATCAGTACAGTGGAAACAAATGTTTCTATATCGACGTTGAAACCAATGACATTGTATTTTTGCGAGATATAGCTACATCAGGAGAAACCATCACGATACGGTACTACCATATACCATCGAGAATCACTGATATTGCATCCGTTTCGACGTTCCCAGTGCCTGACCGATACCGAAAGGCAGTAGCAACGCTTGCGGCGGCATACGTCCAGTATTCGAGGTATCTCGACGCTCAAGGCAATCGATTGTTCAACATGTACCAGCGTCTGATAGGAAGCGCGGCGCAGCAGCAAGCGGAGCGAAATGCAGGAAATCCGCTCAAAATAAACCATCCTCTCCGTTGGCGCGGATTCAAGCGAGTAAACCCCATATCAAGATAGTATATGAAAATTGACCCAATATCAGGCGGACGTAGCCTACCAAGTAAAGGATGGATGTTTAATGGCTTCAATCTCGGAGTCAACAACTTTGCATTGGCAACAGAGCTCAAAGGCAATGAACTCGCCCAAGGAACCAACATAGAGCTTTACGGGAAAAGAAGCGTGCGACCACGACGCGGAGGCGAAAACCTCGGCGGTCTTTTGGGCGGATCAAGCGTCGATGGATTGTTCCAGTATAAAGAGGGGGCTATCAACCAAATCCTGGGTATAAGCGGAGGGACGCTTAAAAAATACAACTCCTCTACGCTGGCTTGGGATTCGATATCGGGAGGATCATTCACTTCAGGAAGACGAACGCGCGGCGTAAAATTGAGAAGCAATTTATATTTCGGTAACGGTGTGGATGATTTCAAGCGATATGACGGAACAAATGTATCGTCATTTACCGCAGTAGCAGCACCAACAGGACTTGCTGTCGCTCCACAAGGCGCCGCTGGTACTACGAATTATGAATATACCGTGACGGCAGTCACCGATAAAGGAGAATCACTACCAGCAACCAATGTGGCCATTACCACAGGTAACGCCACGCTGAGCGCCTCCAATAAAAATAGAATCACATTCAATCGCCGCACAGAAACTCAAGTGATTGGGTATAACATTTACGGTCGCAAGACTACTGGACTCGGCGTAACTCTGATGGTTTTCATAGACCAAGCCTCATCAGGAGCAACAATGACATATGATGACGATGGCACAGTTGACCCGCAAATTTGGCTTCCGCCAGACGGCGATTCCACAGATGGTCCGGTTTTGACGATGTGGGAGCAGCTTCGCGGATCGCTTGTTGGAGCAGGAGATCCAAACCAGCCGCACAGACTCCTCTTCTCAGGAACAGGAGACCGCTACGAATCATTTAGCCCAGCGCATAACGGCGGATGGGTGGATGTTCGCCCTGGAGACAATGACAAGGGAATCAACGGTCTTGCACCATTTGAGAGTAAGATTATCGTCGCGAAGGAACGATCCATTCATAACTTTCAGTTTAGTCCTACCACTGGAGACCCTGTCATTCAGGAATTGATCACATACGTTGGATGCGGAGCTATCGGGTCAATGATAGTGATGGAAAATGATGTTGCATTCATTGACTCGGAACGAAAACTCCGTGTACTTGGGTATGAGCCAAACTTTTCATCCGCAATCCGAACGTCGACACTCTCTGAAGGTAGAGACCAAGCTCTCTTCGATGATATCGACGCTAACTACATCGGGAATTGCGAGGCCATCTACTTTAAGGGGAGGTATATTCTCACATACACTCCGAGCGGATCTACCGTGAACCAAAAAATAATCACCTACGACAGAAAATACCTTTCATTTTTGGGAACGTGGGAAGGTGCGGACTGCCACGTCAAAAGCTGGCTAGTATGGGATGGAAAGGATAATAAACAGCGATTGTACGCTGGATCAAGTGATACTGGCCGAGTTTTCGAGTTTGACGTCGAGGGAATCCTTACCAACCACGATGGTACGGCAATATCTTCCGTCATTCGAACGCGCAATGAAGACCTTGGAAATTCAGGACAAAGCAAGCTTTGGAAATGGGTAGATTTGCGATTTTTCAGAGTGAGCGGAACCGTCGTGCTGAAGACTATTCTCAATGGATCGACAACGCTCGACGAAAAGTCGTTTTCAAGTAAAACTAGCACTGGATGGGGAATAAAGAAGTGGGGTACAGAAATGTGGGGAGTGCCGACAGGAATCGCCGCAAGCGCATCAGACCTGGACAAAACTTACCGAAAAGAAATCTACGAAATAGCGAACTCGCAACAATTCGAAATATCAAAGAGCGGAGCTGAAGATGATTTTATCCTCGTGTCGATGCGAGGTGACGCGCTACTTCTTCCTGAAGAGGTATTCGATAGTGCGAATGTCATATAGCTCAGATTGTGCAAAAAGTCAAATCATTTTATAATAACGACATATGGACAACAAAATCATCAAGGCAAAAAATAATGAGTCAGGAACGATAACCGCACTACTCACAGAGGCGGAAGTTTCCTCTATTCACGTCACTCCAGTACCAGCACAAGCTCCTGGAGTCATTGTTCTGAAGCCAGGAGAAGCATCCGAGGAGCATATATACTACAAGACGCGCGATGCGGGAGCGGGTACTATTTCAGGCCTTACACGCGATTATACAAACCTCAACGGAGGTACGGGGCGAGAACATGTCAACGGATCCTCTTGGGAAACGATGCAATCCGCTGAATACATCAATAATATCGCTGATGCTATTCTTGAGGGGTATGTAGCCGAACAATCGACCATAGCCTATATCGGAGCGACATCATTCACAGTTACTGGAGATGTTACGGCCATTTATACATCGGGAAGAATACTCCGATACAATCAGGATAATACGAAGATAGGCGTTGTAGCATCATCCTCATATAGTGGAGGAAGCGGACTTACTACTGTTATTACTGGATACGGAACAGTACCCGCTATTCTCACAGGTGTTGAATTTGGAATAATGCCTAAATTAAAACCTGATTTTTTCAATGTCGAACATAATCAGGACGGAAGTCACAAACAGCCTGTGACGGCGAAGACCTCCATCGTCGATGCCGATACCATGGGATTGTTCGATAGTGCGGCGAGTTTTGTGGGGAAGTATATTACCTTCGCTATACTGAAATTGGCAATCTATGCCGGTATAAAACCAGTTGAAGGCACTGTCTGGAATGGAAAAATAAAAGTCACCGATACTGGGTCGGGAATAAAATTAGAGCTCGTAACGCTTGCGGGAACCGATGCAACGGCAAGTGATGTTATTTATGCGACCATCGGAGGAGTTGTTCGAACAATAACTGCGGCTTTGTCTGTAACCGTTGCGGATGGAGCCAATACATTCAATGCAGGATCAGCCGAACTTGCCACAAAAGAAATTGATTGCTTTGCATACCTTGGGTACAACGCTACCGATGGCGTCACCCTTGGATTTGGTCGAATTCCTGGAGCCTCGCAATACTCCGATTTCTCAGTAACAGCTACGGATGAAAAATATCTTGCCGTATCGAACAGGACGACAGCAGCAGCAACTGATTACTACAATGTTATCGGACGGTTTGCTGCGACGC